TGTGGGGTCTTATGCTGAACAAGATGCAGCATTAACTTTAAAGCTTTGGCAGTATCTTAAAACAGAAATTACTAAACAATCATTAACAAGTATATTTGAAACAGAAACAGAATTACTTCCTATCTTAATTGAGATGAGAGCTGTTGGAGTACGAGTAGACTTACAAGAAGCTGAGAAACTTAAAAAAGAATTTGTATCTAGTGAAAAACAAGTTCTTTTAAAAATTAAAAAAGAAGCTGGTGTAGATGTAGATATATTTGCAGCTAGATCTATTGCAAAAGCTTTTGATAAATTAAAAATAAAATATCCATTAACAGAAAAGACAAAAGAGCCTAGTTTTACTGCTAACTGGTTATTAAACTGTGAACATCCAATGGCAAAATTTATAAGAGAAGCAAGAGAAATACATAAATTTCATGCAACTTTTATTGATTCTATACTTAAATATCAACACAACGGTAGGATTCATGCTGAAATACACCAATTAAGAGGTGATGGAGGCGGTACAGTGTCTGGTAGACTGAGTTATTCTAACCCAAACCTACAACAAGTTCCTGCAAGAAATAAAGAATTAGGGACAAAGATAAGGTCTTTATTTAAACCTGAATCTGGTTTACAATGGGGTTCGTTTGATTATAGTCAACAGGAGCCAAGACTCGTAGTACACTACGCATCATCAATTGGATTTCCAGGATCAGACAAACTAGTAGAGGCTTATGAAAAAGAAAACGCAGACTTCCACCAAACCGTCGCCGAAATGGCAGGCATCCCAAGATCACAAGCAAAAACAATTAACTTGGGGATCTTTTACGGTATGGGTGCGAGAAAACTTTCCAATGAATTGGGAATCGAAACCGACGAAGCCAAGCTACTTCTACAAGAATATAATAAGAGAGTACCGTTCGTTAAACAATTAGCAAATAGATGCATGGAATCAGCTGAGAAGTTCGGAGCTATTCATACTATTCGTGGACGTAAATGTAGATTTAATAAATGGGAGCCTATGTCTTGGGGCTTATTTAAGTCTGAAGATTACGAAACCGCAGTACAGAAGTATGGTAAAAATAACATTAAACGTGCAGGAACATACAAAGCATTGAATAGATTAATTCAAGGATCTGCAGCAGATCAAGTTAAGGTTGCTATGATAGAATGTTATAAAGCAGGATACTTACCTTTGATTCAAATACATGATGAATTATGTTTTAATGTTAGACCTGCAAAAGACCCAGAAGAAATTAAAAAAATTATGGAAGAATGTATCCCCGAATTAAAAGTCCCTTCATTAGTAGATGTTGCTATTGGAAAAGACTGGGGTTCAGCTGATGATTAATGTTGGGACCTGTCCTAACTGCAAAGAGGTTGTGCCTTTTGAACCGACTGAAAAAAAACATATTTATACTTGTCCTGCATGTAAAGAAAAAGTTAAACAATATGTGAATGGTAAAATACTTTACACAAAAGTTATGTGGAATTTAGAAGATGACCAGCAACAAGATTAAATGTTGTCAGTGTAAAAATAAATTAGCAATTTTAGTAGAAAAGAAAAAATATTTCTGTGCAGAATGTGCTTTGCATAACATTCGTGTAAAAGAGGGCGCAAGGGCCTTGACCAAATCAATGGTTTACAAAATGAAGTATAAAAACTAACGACTAAGCTGTTGCTTCGTCACTAGCAATATCTAAAAGACCTGCTCTAGCATCAATCTCACTTTGCTCGTTGATCTTGATTTTAAGGTCTTTAATTTTAATGTCGATCCACTTCATGTCTGTTGTGACTCTACCTTGTGCTAACGCTTTGCTGGCCCATTGAGACTCCAACTGAAGTTTCTCCGATATTAACTTTTGTAACATTTTTGACCTCCTCAAAAGTTACAAAACAGTAGTCAGGTCGATACATTGGTTCATCTTCAACCTTATCAAACGGATCTCCTTGATCTACCGCTTCCAGAAGTCGTTGTTTAGCATCTTCATCTGTCTCGGCCTGGACTACCTTTTCGTAGTACTTTCCAGCGTACCGAATACAAAAAAGATAAGACTTCATGTATGTAGATTAATGGTTATGGGAGGTAATGTCAACTACTTTGAAGTTCTCTACACTCAAATTTAATAGCTAATTTTTGTTGATTTACAACGTTTTTTGGCATTTTTTGAATAAATTCTTTGGCTTCGGTATATCCTGCTACAGCACAATCAAAGTGAGAAGGGTATATTTCACGTGGGTACATCGCACCTGGGCACGTTTGAGTTAATAGACTACAGACATGTAAAATTAATAAAAACTTCATAAGCTACCTTATTTGTTATTTTAATGCTTGACAAGAATGGTGTCAATACTATATTCATGGGATATGAAGAAATTGGTAGCTGAACAAAGTATAGCGCAACAAGAAGTACGAACGACGGATCACGGATCAAGGCTCAGTGTCATGGACTCCGATAATCCAAACTTCTCTGTTGAGTTAAACAAAGATGCAAAACAAATTCGATTGTTCGTTAATTCAAAACCAGTTGAAACGATTACAATGGACGATCACACAAGATTGCAAAAAGTATTTGATACGTTGCTCAGTACCGTAAAACAAAAAATAACTTTTTGGAAAGTGAATTGAAACTAAAAATGAATGTTTATAGTTGGAAAGAATTGAATGCTAAAGTCGATAGTTTAATTAAAACTGTTAAAGACTCTGAATTCAAAGATGAAGATTTTATTGACATCATTGCAACTCAAATTGCTGATATTAATTTAGTGTTGGGTGACACTGGTTTCATGTTATTTGATAAAACATTAGCCAAAAGGATTATACATGCGGAAATTACAAAATCATGAAGACCTTATTAATTTTAGTCGCCTTGTTTGTTTTGTTATGGCTATCTTTTCCTCGCACGATTTCGTTCTTAGTTATAGTGATGCTGATAGGATTGACATGAGTTTAGGTAGAAACGTAGATAAAAACAATCCAGTAGTAAAATGGGTTAAGATGTTATTAGAAAAATATGATGTGTCTGATTTAGTAGATGAACATATTGTAGGCGAAGATCCACCCATGAATGATGCAGAATGTCAAAGACGATTACAAAAATTCTTTGAAGCTTTTGAACAACAAACTGGGTACACCGCACAACAAGCTATTAAAGATATACGTGGATTTATGAATTAACAAGGAGGAACAATGCAAACAAGAGACACAAAAGAAATAGTAATTAAACTTCAAGACTGGGCCGATAACATCGAGGCATGGCAGCAAAATATTTATGCTTTTATGATTTATGGTAAAGATCTTTTAAATTATTTAAAAGAAAAACACCCAGAGACCGTAAAAGAATTTATGGATAAAAGAAAAAATGGTAAGGGTAAAATTACTAGAGGAAACGATTATCCATCTATGATTTCTATAACTGATGGTAAATTTTTTAAAGAGCAATTGGAAGAAGAAAAGAAAAAAGCGCAGGTTGATTTCTTAAATAGAATGCGAGACGATTCTGGTGAATATGTGGAGGACAGTAATGGTAGATCAAACCTTACCCGAAGTTAGAGCAGTACAGGAAATCAATCGCGGACGACGGCACAATGAATTGAAGGCTAGGCATAAAAAAACTATAACGAATTATGTCAATCAATGCTCAATTCAAAATTTAGAAAAAATAGTAAAATTCATTAATAAAGATCTAGGAGGACTATTATGAATATAACCAGGCATAAATCAGTTGCGGTACGTAAACCAGATTATGATATTTTGAAAGGCCTATGTGGAAAGGAACATAGAGGGCCTAGCCAATATATATCGCTATTGATTAAAAAGGAAGTCGAACGACGGGCGAAGGACCGTAAAATGACTCCAGAAGCTTATCTCAAAAAAATATTAGCAGAAACAAAATAACCCTTGTCAATACCCTCGATTGAGGGTATAAGGGCTTTAGTTGACGATCAACTTAAAAACCGAATCATTTTCTTTTTCATATTTTCATATTTAAAATCAACAATTTAGGAGTATTTGTGGCTGAACTAGACAACGCAGTGAAGCTCATCGCGTCGAAGACTACACGTGAAGAGTTTAATAAAATCAAATCCGTACTGTACGGATTGTTTTGTGGAGCTAGTTTTGGGTTTGATGAAAGTGGATTAGCCTTCAGAGTCCATTTAGATCAGATCCGAAAAAAAACAGATAAGGAGAAACTTAATGCGAGTATATTGCGCGTAGTTAAGTGATTTAAATGAGGGCTAGGTGATCTCTTTTGTCATCTTTCAGAGCTACCATTCTGACCTAGTCCTCGTTTAATTCAACTATCATGTTACTTGAGGAGCTAAAAACAGGATATGAGTCTGAAAAAATATTACCAGAACAAAAATTATGGCGGGCTGTGCTGCAACGTGCTTTTGAGGATGTTATTTATCCTGGTATGGAAAGACCGTTGGTGGTACAGAAGTATAAGGCACACGGTTGGTTCTCTGATGGGGGTAGTGATTTTGATCATGTCTGTTTATTGGCTGGCTTTGATCCTACTTACGTATACGACGTTTATCAAAGAATGGTAGACAATGAGCAGGTCTACTTCTCAAGAGAGCAAATCGAATACATTAATTGGCGCAAAGAATATAACCGAAAAAGAAAAATTAGACTTTAATCTTAAATATCGAATTAATTGTTACAGTACCGCAAAAGTTTGTACGAAGTGTGGTCAACGTAAAAATATTATTGAATTCTATTTTAAAGAAGGTAAACGACGGCTCCAGGCGGAGTGTCGAGCGTGTTTGAATACTGCAAGAATCAAAAAGCATAGCAGCAGTCCTTTTGAATATATTGATTATCTTACTAAAAATTTAAGAAACGTTAATCCAAAAAAACGTCGTAAAAAGTCTACTATATCAAGACTCGATTTTTTAAAAATATTTAGAAAACAATTTGATCGGTTTGGACTCAAATGTCCATATTCAGGCATTACAATGACCTGGGAGCTTGGGTCGGGTAGACCTACAGAGACGAACATATCTATTGATAGATTCGATTCTACGAGGCCGTATGAAGCAGGAAACGTGGTGTTTTGTTGTTGGTTCGTTAATAGAATGAAATTTGATTACACGGACCAAGAATTTATTGGTGCTTGTGAACATATTGCGAGGAATAAAGAAAGATTTAATGAAGTGAGGGACTATTTGAAAGGCCCAGTGGTAGAAAGGGAGTTGAAAAACAAATAAAAACCACTGAGCCTTGATTGTTGAGCAATCAGCTAAGTTTTATTCATTGAACACCTCCATGTCAATAGATACCCATTAGAGAAAATATGTATCATACAACACAGTATCACGGATCGCGGACGACGGCAAATAATATAATTTACAATAGTTCTAAAATATAGATGCAATAAAAAGGGTTACTTATTAAATATTGTTATATAAAAACCACATTTGTGACAAAAATACAACAATTTATCAAATTTCAGCGTTCTTATAAGGTACTACAAGGTACGAACACCTACAACACAAAAAATAGTACCGAGTACACTGAAAACAGGAAAATAGACTATTATCCTTATATACCAACGTTTATTCTTTCAGTGTAGTACCCTGAAAGTACACTGAATTTCAGCTTACTATATAGGTAGCTCTACTGGTTAGCTGACCTTTTTTGTGGTAATAGTATAGTTTTAGTTTATTGTACCTTTATAGGTTTTGAAAATTATGAATACTGTTGGAGCATTAAAAAAACGTTTGAAAGGAGCAGAACACTTGACTCCGAAACAAAGGACATTTGCAGAATACTTTGTTTCAAGATACCCAGACGTAACCAAAAAAGAGGCTGCTAAAGCTGCAGGCTATGCTGATAAAATTTGTGAGAAGACAGGTAGTCTATTAACTAA